AAAACTCTCGTCGTATTCTTTGGTGAATCCTAACACCGCATCAACAAATACTATCACAATGTGCTTCAACACAAATCTCAGAATCGTTGGACGAGTACAGCACTCTTTTAGAGCGCGTGCCGAACACACCCGATTTCTCAAGAATCAATGGAAGCAAGCGGAACAACGCATGCTACATCGATTAGTGATGAAAGCTATCTACATTGAGGCCCCCGAACTTGCGCACGACGTAAAGTACGGATTCAGACGATCTAACGGATCAGATGAGCAAGCCGAAGAAAATTTCAAAGAGACGGATCAACCCTACCATGATCTGAAGCGTGACTACCACTACCGTAGAGCACTTCGCGTCACAGAGAAACTCTTCCGACCCTCGCGTCGCTTAAAGCCAATCTCATTCCCCGATCTCCGCTATTATCCCTGGACAATCAATACCTCAGCAGAAGCCCCTTTCACTACCACCAAAAAGTGGACCGAAGAGATCAGAAGAAAGCAAAGAGAAGGAGAAATTCTAGATGGAGCTCTCACTTTCCACAACCTATACAACGAAATCTTTCACATCAATCGCCAGTACATCCACAATATTAAGCGAAAACTTTCGCCCTTTTGGGATCGTAAAACTGGAGAACCGAAGCCTTACTTGTGGCATACCTTGCACACAAGAGCACATTTGGTCAAAGCAGATGATCCAGATAAGAACCGTTCAGTCTTTGGAGTAACGAAGTTGCTTCTCATGGCCGAGAACATGTTCATTTGGAATTTGCAGAAGGAGTATCTCAACGGAAACGTTCGCAGCCCAATGCTGTGGGGATACGAAACGATAAAAGGAGGATGGTACAAGCTAGTTCGCGATCTATCGAAAGATGGCTACCGCAACAGTTTCTTGTCCGCCGACTGGAGTCGATTCGATCAACGAGCCCTCCATGAAGTAATCGATGACGTACACGCAATGTGGCGCAATTGGTTTGACTTCGATCAAGGTTACGAACCTACAAACGTATACCCTGAATCAAAGACCAAAGAATGGCAGATCCAGAATCTATGGGACTGGATGACCAACGCAATCAAGAAGACCCCCGCACTCGGAGCCTCTGGCGCCCTGTATGGATGGGAATTCAATGGTATTGCATCTGGTTTTCAACAGACTCAGTTACTTGATTCTTTCGTTAACTCGATCATGCTACTCACGTGCCTATCAGCTTGTGGCATCAATATCGAAGCAGAACGCTTCAAATTGTTCGTACAAGGAGACGATTCACTCGTTGCCTTCGATGAACTAGTGTTCCAATTCGACAAGTCGTTCCTCAAACGCTTGGAAGCCGAAGCTCTCAAAAGGTTTAATGCAATCCTCTCAGCCGAGAAGACCTCCGCAGGTGAACACCTGAACGAAGTCTCTGTTCTTAGCTATAAAAACAAGGACGGCATTGCCTACCGTGACGAACTCGAACTTATCGCTCATCTTCTCTACCCAGAAAGGATCCGCGACCTTCGTGCCCTCGCCTCAGCCGCAGTCGGAATCGCAACCGCTGCTATGGGAAACTCGCAACGTGTATACAACGTCTGCAAAAATGTGTTTGACTTTATCACAGTCGACCTAGGATATGAACCCGCCGAACGCCAGCTACTCTGGTTTGGACGCGCAGAAATCGATATTCCTACTAACACGTTCCCTAGTTTTGAACAAACATACGCGCAAAACTTTGATCTTTCAGAGCGATCCGAAGCTCAGAAGAATCGAATGTGGCCGACCACCCCCGTCGGAATATCAGAATTCAC